AAAAGCCGATTAGTATCCAGAAAAACACCCAAGTGACGGCGTCGATAAGGCCCCAGAAAATATGGGTTAAGATCGACCACGTTTTACTTCGACTATTACGCCGCAGGAGGATCACCAAAATCAATTTCAGTAGCAGTAGGATCTGCGGTGTCGCTGACATTGAGTGCGTTTGCGGTCTTCAACTTGAGCATCTCGCCAGCAGCGGCTTCGGACATCTCGGCGGGAAGAATCCCGATCACGAAATTGGCGGCGGCATCGGCATCGGTGACAAACTGCATGAGAAGCGCGTCGTATGCGGCAGAGCACCGGAACGTCTCTCGATCGGCGTCGTTCTTAATGAAGGCCTTGCCGTCTTCACTCTTCCTACCATAAGAAGTAAGAATCAGATTCTCGAAGAACTCGAACAGTTCCTGCTGGTTGTCTTCCTTCTCGGTAAGCGCACGCATTGCATCGGCGAGACCACCCTTGACAGAGATCTCGAGCCGAACAAGCTCGACCTTCGTGAGGTTGAAGTGAAGCGTTTCGGTCTGCTTAACGCCGTTGAAATCGTCGTACATGATAATGTGCTTAAGCATTTCGGGTTTCCTTTGTGTTTGTTTAGAATAGAAAGAGAAAGAGAAAGTCCTAGTTTTTGAGGCTAGGGCTTTCCCTGTAGGGGCACTTCCTTGGGCACTACTTGGGCACTACTCGGTGTCGGTCTCGAACACGTCGATGATGCCGTCGCTGTCGTTGTCCGACGAGTCGGTGGAGTTGGGGTCCGACCCGAGCGCGTTGGCTCCGGCGACGAGCACGGCGGCAAGGACGGCAGCGGCGCCGAGTGTGACGGCGGTCTGGTGGTCCTTGGTCCATGCCTTCGCACGGGTCCAGCGCGACGGGGCGTCCTCCTCGACCTTCTCGATGGAGGTGTTGGCGGTGACGGGGGTCAGGTCGGTGGTCATGATTGACTCACTTTCTTGCTGTGGTTGTGGGTTGGGGATGTGGTCCATTACAGGGCCTGTAAATCCTGCGTGGTTATGTCAAAACTTTCGTGTAATTGTAGTCGAAAGCCAGACATGGCCGCCCATCCTCACATAGAATTGACGTGAAGTCCAACGATAGCTGTTTGTCAGCCTCCCAACCAATACGACCCGAATCAGATGTCGGAGGAATCCCAATCATGTAGTAGAAATCGCTAAGCGTCACATACATGTCGCTCATGAGCTTAGCGTTTACATCGTTCTGGGACTTTCGGAGCTTCTCCATGTCGCAATTGAAATACCTACCGGTAAACAATTCGCAACACATTACAGGCCCACTACCCACAACGATGGTTTCCCCCGGGGGATTTGCTCGAATATGGTCTTTGGCGATTTCCTCACGGATCATTTGATCTTTCTTCTCACCGTGAACTTCGATCGCCTTTTCCCGGTATTCGGCGAATCCTTTCTCGGCAACCGCAAGCAGCGAATATGCAGCCGCCGTTCGCTTTGAACTGATGTGGTTTGCGCCCAGAATGCTACCAACAGTGACAGCGCCCGCTGCTACCGCCGGAATATACAGGTCCCACACAAGCTCAATCTTTTCACCAATTGTGGTGGGATTATTCTCAGGAGCCTCCATGTACTCGTGATCCCTGATTCGGATAGCAGCTCTGTATGACGCCTTACCTGCTAAATATGCGGTGCCGATTGTTCCGCTGACACCCAACGCGGTAAGGATCGCCGGAGAGTTCGACTTGATTACCTTCTGTGCACTTTGAGCAAGACTAATGAGATTCACTCAGGGGTCTCTCCTTTTCGTACGGCTTTGATGAATTCATATACGATGATGAACCAAAAGAGCAAACCACCAAGCCATGCCATACGGTCTAGAACGTCTTTGATGAGGTTCATCGTTACTCCTATTACTTCTTGGTGCGGAACGTGCGTTGGTATTCGGCGTTGGTAAGAACGACGAATTTGGTTTTGTCCATCATTGGATCGTACAAGCGAACAATCCAAGTTCCACTAGGAGCAATCTGCGGGTCTTCAGGACACTCCCGACAGTACACATGAAAGTGATATACGACATCGTGGGAAGTATCCCATCCGACGCGCTTAACGTTCTTGAAAATCGTCTCGATCTTGTCCGCATCAGCAAGAGAACAATTAAGCGGGACAAAAACCGCCTTGATGGAGGGCTTACAAAACTTGGGTTTTTCGACCTTGATCTTATGCTTTTTTTTCTTCATTAGTGCTCCTTATTATTGGATAGAAAAAAGGTATGAGAAGACTTGGGTATCATAGCCCAATCGTAACTATGATTTGGCGGCTTTGCTTCCGCACCAGGCAGGTAGGTCTTACACCTACACATTCGTGTCTTGCCTTCTTCTCATCTTAGGGCGTGTTTTTTCTGCGAGGTGAGAGAAGAACATAACCCTTGCGGATTAGAGGTTCTCAACTCACTTCTCGCTAGACGTTTAGCTGATACTCGACTTCAGCAATCGACCTCCGATGGTACGAACCACGAGCACACCGTCCTTCACGTGGCTGGGCTTGACCATGCGGAAACCGAAGAGTCGGCAGCCAATGGTGTACGCACTGATGATGACGATGGATTCGACGACCAGCGAAGCAATGCCGGAGGAATCCGAGGTCTTTTCGTTTGTGGTTGGTTGGTTGACGTTGTAGTCCATTTGATTAGTTCCTTGGTAGTTTGGTTTCCATCAGCATCTGAAAGAAAGTGTTGGTCTCTTCTGGAGGCCAACGAAATGTGGTACGAAAGCCGAACGCCTTCGAATAGGTGGGCTCGATGCAGTAGTAGGCATCACCACCGTTATCGAAAGCCACGCTTGGGTCGGAGTTCTTTCGTATCCAGTTGAAGCGTACTTCTTTGTAGCCATGGATTAGGTTTCTGAGAAACCGCTTCGACTCGGGAGAGTATTTCTGAAACGCCCATGATTTGACGATTCTCCAGAGAAGACCCCATAGCGTGTTTGTATTGGCTAAGAAGTACGCGTTACGAACAGTATTCCCCTGGCATGAGAACTGCGAGCACACCCCGTGGATCTTAAGAACGATCAACAGGTGTAACACGCCCTCGTCCACCCGGACGTTTCGACCGAAGTAATCCTTAAACCACGTTTGCTTATGTCTTGGCGCGTCGACTCTCATTAATTACTCCCATTTTGACATTAGGATGGAAAAGGATAACCAGTGTAGAACCTGGTCATTGCCTTTCACTGCTTGTCATTCAGACTGCTTCGGCAGCAACCTCGGCCACGTCGACGGCCTTGGTGATGGTCTGGGTGAAGACTCGACCGGTCTTGAAGACGATCTTGGTGACGGTCTCTCCGGCGGTCTCGACCGTGTCCATGCTGATGGGGGTGTTCGTGGCAACGGCCCACCAGGCGTAGGCAACACAGCCGGCGGTGCTGGCGGCCATGCCGGTCCAGAACACGATCTCGGGGGCGTTGTCCTTCAGCTTCTGCTTGAGGGACTTCTTGGGGATGGCGATGTTGGTGACTTCTCCGGGCATGATTTGCTCCTTGTGGAATGGATGGAAGAAAGGGGTGAGAGTCAGTTCTATTTGCTTTGGCTATTGCTAGCGTTGGCTACCGTACGGATACGGATAGATCTTCTTCTCACTCTAGCCCTTGTTATTTCTGCGTGGTCTTTCTACTGTCTCGCATGTGCTGAGTTCTAGTTAGCGAGGCTAGCGTTTCCGCACTACAAGAAAGAGATGTTGCTATATTGCCAAGAGTCTCTTTATTGTGTCCTGGTTGATTAAGAAGGATTGCCGCACGGTTAATGTTGTCTCGGACCTTGTCGGCTAGCTCTTGCAGATCTTTATCCATTACCCCTCCGATATAGATTCTAGGTCACGCTTACATTGGCCGTCGGAGATGTCTTTCAAAAGCTTATGGACATCTCCGATGATGTCAATCACTTGGTACAACTGAGGGTGCGTGAGGTCATTATCTCGCAGCATCTTTGAGCACGTCTCTAACGATTCGCACGCACCCACGACAACAATTTGATAATCGGGATCGACCATGATTCCTCAGATCTTTGAGATCAGGGCCAGGACGACCTTGCGGGCGGTATCAGCAGCGACGTAGAGCACGACGAGCTTGGTGACATCTTCGACGATCTTCTCGACTGCGACCGTCGTTGTGGCGATGACGTCGGCACTTGATTCGGACGGCTGGACTTCTGTGGTGTCTTGCGGGTCTTTCTTGACCATGGAAACTTGGAGTGCACGGTTCTTGAGCATTAAGGGTCCTTTCGGGATTAGAAGAAAGAAGAGGGGGGTCCTCAGTATATGGGCATACTGAGGACTCCCCTCGCTAGAACCAGCGTGATGCTGGAGCTACTGCGAGTTGAACTTGGCGTAGGTGGCGTAGCCGGCACCGCCGACGATGGTGGCGATGATGGCGATGAGGCCGAGCTTGCGCTTGTTCATGGCAGATCCTCCTTGGATCATTGGGGTTCATTATAGGGCCTGTTATTTCTGCGAGGCGTAGAAGAAGGTAACCCGTGAGGGTCGCCTTCCGTTCACTATGATGGGGGGGGTCTAGTGAACAAGTTGGTTGGTGTTCAACCTCGTCGGATTTCCCTGATGATGATCCAGATGATCCAGAGACCACCCGTGAGGATCGTCAGGAATCCATCCAACAAGAAGCTGAACAGACCGTACTTGTTTTGCATTTGGTCCCTCCTAAGGGATAGTGGTCTATTATACGGGTTGTTATTGTTGCGACACCTGCGAAATACCCTCAATTTACCAGAGACCCCTCTAATTCTTCTTCTAAGCGATTTAATGCTCCGGCGAGTATAATCACCCGGCTTTGGTATTAAAGTCGCTTAGAACGCAAATGAGAGGGTAGTTTTTTGAATTGTTTGTCTAGAAAACCCACCCGGGGAATTTTGCGGTCCAATTTTGTAGAAAAGCTTTGAATAAAGGCGGTTTATTGTAGTATAAAGACTAGTATATTAAGATTTACTGCCATTTTGACTGTTTGCTGGAAAAAAAGATAGTGCATGTTAATCGAACAACGAAACATGTATGCCGTGTAAGTGTTTTAAGTTTACACGGCATACATGCGGTTCGCTATGTCGAGGTCAGGTCTTTGAGGTCTTCGTGATGATTCCGAACGCCTTCGACACGAGCACGTGGCTGTGCTCATACGCGACGATGACAAGCACCTGCGCGAGGGTTCCGCCGACGATCAGCCAGGTATCGGCACTGGGTCGATTCGAGCGCTTGGCGCTTTTGATCAACTCCAGTTCCTTCAACTGGTGAACGAGGGCTTTGGCCTCGGGTGAGTGCGAGTCAACGGCTCGCATTTCGCTGTAGATGCGTGCAATCGCGTCGTCGACGTCCGAGTTCTTCTTTCGAATACTCAAGACTGTCTCCTTTCTATAGGGTCATTATAGGCCATGTTTTTCCTGCGACCCTATTTAAGGTTAGAGACATCAATGTCAGGAGGTAGAGTTTGCGGATTCATCTTGAACTTAACCTCGGGGAGAAGCTCAAGATCATGGGGGTCCCCATCGACATCGAGCGAGAAAAGCTTCGTTCCGGTTTCGGTGGTGCTCACGTTGATAGTGCCAACTGGTGGCGTGGTATCAGTAACCGAGAACATCTGCCGAAGCACCATCATTAGCGCCCCATAAAGGAACGTGAACTGAGCAACCGTGTTTCCATCCCAGTCAAGCCACCCTCGCATCACAGCGAAAGCGACAGCAGCCGCGACAAGCGTTGCTCCTGCCTGAGACCAGACCTTGATGAACTTCTTTACAGACATCTTATCTTCCATGTCTAACCTCCGGTGGTTGTAGTCGTTCCAGAAGTCGTATTCTGGGTTAATGCGTCCCGCTTAGACTCGGGCTTATACCCGTCCGCACATTCGTTGACTGGGTACGTATCGTCGGTGATGTGAAGGTATTCTTTTCGACGCTCATTGGCCAACTTGATTGTAGCAACCTCAGCCTCCGTCATGTCTGGAGTCGTCGGGAGATCCACGCTCAACAGCAACAGAATATCTCTAATCGCCTGGTTGTTGTCCGAAATTGCGTGACAAAAAGCAATTGTCTGAGCGGCATCTTCTTGCTTAGCCCGCTCATAATCTTGATTTGCGTTGTTTTGAATCCCGTAAAGAGCAGCGACAACACCAAACGTGATGATCACTGTCCAAAAAGTAAACAAATACTTTGTGGTTAACGTATGAATATGTTTATGCATATTACCTGCTCTTGTATGTAAGTATGGTCATGAGGAAAGTGCCCACCGACGCCGCCGCAGTAAGGATTAGTAGATTTCTGTGGCCCCACCATAGTTTATAGACGATTTCATTTTTCTTCTTTGTCGTCACGACTATTCCTCCGGCGCTCGTCTAGAGCCAACGCAAACGGGGCCCCTAGCAGAGAAGCCAAAATCGGATACAGGACTGGGTTTGGTGGGTTGGCGTAGAAAAGTTGGTTTGCAGTTCCAGCCAAACCCAACGTTAAAAAGAAAACGTCTCGAACTCGGTTAACCCACCTTGACCATTCGGTGTCAGACACTCGAGGAGAATCCTCTTTTTTAACTGGAACTTCCGCATCATCTAATGGTTCCGACGATGGCATAAATGATCAATCCTTTCTCGTCGGGAGTTTAACCTTACCCAATAGATTCCAAAACTTCAGCGTATGGGGCAGACACTGTTGTGATGTATTTGGTTTCTGTTTTATCGACAAGCGTAGCATGTTCGATAACACGCATTTGTTTTCCGGCTTCATAGTTTGCTGCGACAAATACTAAATCCCCCATAAAGTAGTCTAACCCATACTTGAAATGCGACGAATTTACTTCACACTCGATGAGGCCGACTGGTTGTTGTGCATTTGAAATGTCGGTAATTCTAGAATACAGAACATCTACTGGGTCGGATGGTGTAGCACTGGTCAGTAAATCCCAATCTTTAGCATCCACCGAAACATTTCTACAATCCCACCCAGTGGCTGTATGCGATAACGTTCGCTGTGTGTGTCCATCGGTTACCGCGTAACCACCAGTTTTTCTATCCTGATTAGACCAAACATATCTTGGTTTAACGATCTCATCACGAGAAGAGTTGAACTGCACAAGTTCGCTTCGATTTTCTCCAAGATACGCAATGAACCTAAACTCTGGAATCGTATCGGTTGGTCTAGACACTTTTAGCCCAATATCAGCTGCGCGTAGAATTTCATACACCGCATTTGATAAATACGAAGGGCTTTTAATTACGCGGGTCTTTGTAGCCACTTCGTAAAAAACACCAACATCATAGGTAACCAAAACGTTTGGAAGCGCTTCGATGGCTCCTAACGTGAGAGCCCCGGGATCATAATCGTCCGGATTAACTAAGTACCGATCCAACAGCGTGTTTACATGCATCCAAGAGTAATCGGCAGGTAATTCAAACTCCATTGGAGAAGTTGAATACACGCCCATTTGTTCTACTGGTGCAGGTGCCCAATCTGGAACCGCCATACTGTAAGTAACAACGCGATGATCCATGATTACAGCCGCTGCGCAACGACCAAAGACTTCCAATTTTGCAGGTCCTGGTTTTGTCTCATCAATGGTGGCCGTTTCAATTTCCATAACCACATTAGTGTTTGTGTGAGAAATGAACGTGCCTGGGGCAAACAACGAGACGTATTGTTCGGTTGGGTCACATACGACACGAACCTCTCCACCTGGGTAATTGTATCTTTCTACCCATAAAACAGAATCGAGCCCAGTAATATGTTCCACAACGGCATAGGTTTCTTTTTCAAGAGTAAAAAGATCCATTATTACACCCCCCAATACGTGTATCTATGATCCGCTCTGGTAAATGTCATATCGTCAGAAACACCAAAGAAATTCCATCCAGGATACATGTACATCCAAATAGAACCCCAATAAATCTTATCAATTAGAGTTCTTGGGTCTGATCCGGTTCGAAGAAGAGTGATGTATTTGTTATCTTCAGAACTATTGATGTGAATGATATCACCAGCAAGAAATTCATAATGCGCCCAAAAAAGGTATTTGGTTGGGTTTTTAAGATCTCTAACAGTTAATTCAGAAGTGTCGGCACCACAAGTAACTTCCATGAAGAACCCGTGAGGCGCAGTAGATTTTTCATCAGTATAGCTGATGTGAGAATAAGCAATTTCTGGGTCTGAATTAACAGGAATTGTCGTGTTTTCCGTCGAACAGATAAACGGATACGGACACGTAAGCGTCAGTTTAAGATCAGTCTCAGGAGCAAACTGCGACGCCTCGACCTTGCTAACTACTCCAAACAAACTACCGATATATGTAGAACCATTCATGAACCTAAGCTCAAGCTTGCTTTCTGTATTGTATTCGATAGATTGAATATTGTAGGAAATGGCTTTGTAGATGGTGTCCCGAAGATCGCCAACGGTGGTCCCTTCTCTATAATTAGGATTAAGAGAGAGAAGGAGCGCCACCACACGTTCTTTTGGCTGCATTCGAAAGAACTTAGGTCCATCGTTGTAAGTATTCAGAATCTCTTCGACATCAAGTCCTGTAGCGGCCTTCAAAATATAAGGATTAGACCGATTTGGGCCGCCAACAGAAAAGGTGGCGTGAGTAATCTGAAGAATACCCGTCTTAGGGGAACATAACTGGATCTCTGTGATGTTCATACGTTAAGCTCCTCCTTTGCGAGTGCAATCTGTGACCTAGTATTCCGATAAATATCGCTCGTGCTCAACTCGTGAGGAGCGTTGTTGATTTGCGTGAACTGGATTGGTTGGGTGGGTTTATCAGCCAACTTCGATGGATCGACGGCCGCTGCTGCGGCTTGTTCCTGAGCAACTACCGCCAACGACGTCGCCTGCTGTGTAGACAAAGTCGGATCGATAGTAGGCGTCTCCCAGAGATTATTCATTTCTCCAGCACCACGTTTAACGCCGGTTAAATCAAGCACAGGAGTGATTGTCGGGTTAGAATCCCACAAGATGTCTGGGCTGATTGTGTTACTGGCCAGTGTATCTCGCAACCCGCCAATAATCCCGTCACCGAATGCAGCAGCTCCATCCGCAGCAGTTGTGTCGTTATTGAATCCAACGACAAATCCCTCTGCAATTGATTTAGCCATCTCGATCATGACTTTAGAGGGGGAATTAATGTCAAGTATGTTCGCAATTGATTCGATTACTCCACCGGCAAGTTCCGCACCAGCATCATAAATCCCTTGTCGGCCAGACCAAAGTCCTCTGATAATTCCGATGACAATTGACTTAACTAAATGTTCAATTGCTTTGTCCAGCTTTTCCCCACCATTATCAATTGCTATGGCAAGATTTTCCAGAAGATTTGAAGCCAATTGTACGGCTCCGTCAGAAATCCTTTGATGTTGGGAGTTGATGGCATCCATGATTGCCAACACGAATCCGCCGATTGATTCGCCCCATTCACCAGCATGAATCGCTAAGTTGTCGACAAAGTCCGTCCCAAGCTTAGAACCCATTGCTACTAAGATTGGTAGCTTTCTATCAATCTCAATCATTAACACCAGAAGGAAGAGTGCGATAGACTCAACAATCTTAGGAACCGCTGCCGTCAATCCAGTCATAAAGGTGACAAACAACGTCGTACCAGCAGCAATAATATCAGGCAGCTTGAAGTTGAGATACGCCAAGAACTGCATAACAATCAATCCGACGGTGAGAAGAATGTCGCTGATATGCTCTTCGATTCCATGCAAGAACGACAAGAGCATGAAATAACCAACGTTGGTGATTCGTTCATAGTTGTCGTAAATGAACTGAATAATACCACCAAGAATAGCATTCCAAGCCGCGACCATCTCAGGCACGTGTTCGATTAGGAATTGCACGATGTATTTAACAGCCTTGCCGAGCAGTACTGTGAATCTTGGAATGTTGGCTAGCAAAGACTCGATGCCCGTGATGATCCCACGGAATATGGCGCCGATGAAGAGGGTTATCTCTCCGATCAGTGTCATGAATGTGGAGGGACCAATTTCGGCAAGAGTCTTGATCGACGAAACCAAAAGCGCCACACCACCAGCAAAGAGTAGTACGCCCAAACCGAATAATGCCATGCCAGCACCAACGGTCACCAAAGCTGCCCCGAAAAGTGCAAGTGCTTCGGTGGCGCCGCTTCCATCTAAGAATAATGCGCCAACAGCAAGAAGTCCCAAAAATATGACGATTGCAGACATAACTCCGATTACTACCCACAAACCGGTGTCAGCCAACAACTTTATTGCGGCAGCAAGAATTGTAATTGAAGCCGCAATAATCCCGATCGTGAATGCGCCCTCAATTGCTTCTTTACCATTTAGGAAATGGACAGCAACGACAAGTGCAATCAATGCAGCACCGAGACCTATGATGCCTTCCCACAACTCTTTGAGTCCCATGGTCCCAAACTTCTTCACTGCCTCTGCAAGAACAAGCATGGAGAAGCTGATAATCGCGATACCAATCGCAACTTCCTCCATTCGCTTTGGAGAACCAAAGCTGATAATCGCGAAAGTTATTAAGGCAAGAATGATGGCTAAGGAACCAAGACCCTTGGCCAAGACGTCCATTTCTGAACCACCAAGATCCGTAATAACTTTGGATAGAGCCAACAATGATACTGCAAGAAGCCCGATACCAATGCCCTTAACCTGAGCGTCATCTGGGATGATGGTAAGCGCTGCGACAATCATTGCGATTGAGATACCAACCGCGTACATGCCTTGAACCAGGGTTTTGAAGTCCATCTTACCGAACTGCTCGACCGATTTAAACAACTTACCGGTTGCAAGCGCAATAGCAATGATGGCAAATGAGGTAGAGAACATGTGCTTTGGACTGCCCATCAGTTTCATTGATGCGCCCAGACCGATCATAAGGACACTAACTGAGGTAAGACCACGCATTAATTCTAATGGGTCCATCGTAGACAACAACTTAACCGCAACCGAAAGAATAAGAATCGCGCCAGCAAGAGCCATAATGGTCGTACTCATCGTTGCGAAACTTGCGGTTTGCTCTAATCCCTTAATGCCACCTTCAGCGGTGCTAGTGTTTTTACCAAGAGACTTCATGGTTGCGCCTAGCATACCAAAACCAACGCCCATGGCAATTAACGCTTTGAACAATGCGTCAGAATCGATGAGGCTTAGAACGACCAGCGAGACAGTTAAGATCGCGATCGCCTCCGCAATCTTAAGCATTGCTTCCGCTTTAATTTCTCTCTGCATGGCGCCCAGGGTGCCCGTAACACTTCCGATAAGGTTCTTGATTTTGGTGGTAAAGCTACCACCAAGAAGGGCGCCAATAATTCCGTTGTCCAACCAGTTTTTGAGGAATGCCCCAACCCCATACGCTGCGGCAATGATGGCTCCGAACAAACCAACATTTATAGCATCTTGTACAAGATTGAAATCGCCACTCTTTAAAGCATCCGCAACCTTCGGGATGAACCCCTTGAACCAATCGGCGACCATTCCAATCTTTTCGCCAATCCAATCAAACACCTTACCAAGGAACTCTCCGACTTTACTAAGACTTTCAAACCGGTCTTGAACTCTACCGGTAGAGTCGCCGAGTATATCGAACTTCCCAGAAAGATTGTCTTTGTTGAAAAGACTGCCAATAGAGTCTTTAAACTGAACAAGAGCATCTTTGATTTTACCAAACGCTTCGATAATTGGTTGTAGTTTTGGCCCGATGTTGTCGTTGTACAAACGAACAAGCGCGTCTTTCAACTCGCCAAACCACTTAACAACCGCTTCAAATTTTCCGGAAATGTTAAGTTCGCCAAGGAACTGCGCAATGGGGCCAAAGATCTTCATGAAGAACTTATCGATCCCACCACCGTCAAGAAGGCTCTTCTTAAGTTCAAACAGAGCGTCCCCGATGTTTCCGAAAATATTAAGGATACCGATTCCTCCGGGCTTTACGGCACGGAAGAGAAGCAGGAAGCCCATGGCAATATTCTTGAGAATTGCAAATCCGATGGCGAGAATTGAAAACAACCCTCGAAACACACCACGAATTGCGTAAAGAACTTCAGATGTTGGCTGAAGAACGTTAGCCAAGAACGCAAAGACCTTTGAGATCTTAACAATTAGGGGTTCTGTTTGCGGAGGGAACACATCTTTGAATGCTTCACCAATAATCTTAGCGATTGCGTTAATGCTCTTGAAAATCGCAGTAAAGCCGCTGATGAGTCCCGGGATCGCAGCAGTTAATGCCGTGAAATTGATTTTACTAAGAAGGCTAATCGCGCCAAAAGTCTCGACACCTTCCATGGCTGAAAATGTATCGATAAGTGGGGTAATAGCTTCTTTGAATTTCTTAACCACCGGCGTGATTGCGTTGAACAAATCCCTCATGTGAACAAGATGCGGAGTAAAGAACACCGCAGCAATTCTAGAGAAAGCCGACTTAAGGTTCTCCAAAGACCCGGCGTATGTTTCGTTAGCTTTCTTAGCGCTCGGTCCATATGCAGCAGACATGGCTTGCGAGAACTGCTTGAAACTAAGCTCGCCGTTGGTAGCCATTTCTTGAACGGCTTCCTGACTAATACCCATTTGTGTAGCTAAGGCCGCCGTAGCATTCAACCCTCGGGTTGAAAACTGAAGGAGATCTTGGTTAGTGACCTTCCCCGCGGCAGCAGATCCGGAATATACATAGGCAATCTCGTCGAACGATGCTCCAGTCATTGCCGCTGCACCCGCGATACCGAGCAGCGTGCTTTCCATTTCTTGGCCGACATCGATACCGGAAGAGGCTAACTGGGCAGCCGCTTTAGCTGAACTACCAAGACCATAAGCAGTGTCCTCAACCGCGGCTTTAGCGGAATCCCTGGCCACTTTAGAGTCAACACCAATAGCCTTAAACATGAAGTCTGCATGTTCAAGATCAAGGGCTCGCTTTTTACCGCCGGCTTCCATTGGTCCTAAAATAGACGCCGCCGTTGTTTTTGCAAACTGAAGGGCGCCATTAGTTAAATTCTGAATGACCGAAAATCCTACCGCGCCGAGAGCAGAGAACTTTCTTGAAATATCATCAACAGCTCGGCCAATGCCACTTAGATCCACCGTATGTGAACTGTCCGCAAGTTTTCGAATAACTTCGCCAGTGGCAGCAAGGTTTGTTGTTGAAGACTTAGAAACGCCGTCAAAGTTAAGACTTTCCTTAAGCCTATCGAGAACGCTAATTGTACCAGCTGCTTTTTTCTCGAAATCGGCGTTGTCAAACTTCATTGATACAACGCGTTCGTCGATGTTGTCGCTCATTGCTTCACCTCTCTCCACACGTCGTTGGCGATCTTGTCGAACAATGGCCGGAGGGCCGGATTAATGAAATCTAATCCTTCTACATAACCACCACCGCCGGTCGCATGGCCATAGTGTAAAAGAACAACAACCGAGGTTCCCTCAGAAGTCTTATTACTGTTGTACCAATTAATAGTGTACTTCCCCCTACGCTTGATTACTTTGTAGTACCAATCGGAAGCGGTAAGACCACTATCAACAGGCGTCGCCTTAACTAAAAGGTCTACACCTTTTTGCCCATACTGACTAAGAATGTCAAAAGGCTTTCCTTGTTTCAAGTTGTTGATGAAGAACTCCGTTTTATCAAAGGAGCCACTTGATTTGGCTTCGATCACAGTAACCCCTTTCTAAACTATACGGCAATATCTCCGTAGAGGTACCACTCGTTTGTACCAACCTTTTCAAGGGTGAATCGAGAATACTGTCCTGCTGAATTTAGAGCTCCACCAAGAGAGTTGATGGTAACGCCCGACCCAGCGACAATAGTGGTTAGACCTGCACCATACTGCGCTCCACAAATGACACTGCCAACTGGAATGGCGACATCAACGTTCGGGGGAACCGTCAGGTTATTCGCCCCGGCCAGATTCATCTCAATAACTTTGCCTGGATCGGTAAGCACCAGCGTGTAGTTCGCGGTCTTACGGGTAAAGATTACATCCCGTAAACGTACCGATGCGATTTGCTCATCCATGTGAGTAGCGGTGTACCCATTTACAGCAACCATGAAAGCTCCCTATTCATACGTTGACGAAATCATGTAATCGCCAACGGTCGGGGTTCCGATAGTAGCCCCATCGATTTGGAATGTGTTTGCGTCTAGCATCTCAACAAGATGCGCTGGACCAGTGGCCGTCCAGGTACCATCGCCATTGTCGGTGATGACAACACACATCATGGCGATAATATCAACCACCATCGGGAGTCTAGGCTCAACCGATTCGGTGCCGTACAGATAATCTTCTAAAAGCGCCAGTGCTTCTGGCCGAGTGGTACGCGAGTCAATTACCAAATGTGCCGTTGGTCGGCGACTTGGGAACTGTTCCGGGGTCCCGCTAAAAGACCAGCTGAACTCAATGGGCGCGACGTTTGTGTCTACTGTTTGGTTTGTAACGTTGTCGGGGATTGATGTGAGGTTGTACAAAATATGAATCTTGTATCCCAAATCCACACCAGTAACATCATTCCCAACAAGAGTTCTATAGGACATACCAAAAGTATCTCTTGGTTGACTGTCCAATAGCAAACCTTCGTTCGTATCGACATACCCGTCAAACATTAGGAATTCGTCCGGATATGTTAATGCTTTAACCCTGGCGGTGAAATCTCCGTCCGTGACAAGATCGAAGGTTTTGACCCCGTCCAAATAGATTGGCGTAGCGGCAACATTGTCGTGAGCTTCCTCTACCGAGATGAGCCCGCTCCAAGAAAATCCTTTGGCGCGCTCAGAAAAGCCAGTGCCAATAGGATGAAGAGGAGAGTAAAAGACTCCTCTGTCTACACCAAGTTCATAAACTCGTTCACCAATTTGATCCCACAAAAGTTTAGTCATTTACTACCTCCTAACCACTAGTGCCAAGTTTAGCTTTTCGAGCTGCGTTAAGTTCTCGGTTTCTTGCGGCGATTTCACCCTTCGACATTTGCTTTTCATTCGAGTTCTTAATACCACAGATTCTAAGTAAAGCAAATAGTCTATTCAAATTCCAATTCTCACAATCGAACGGAACGCTATATGAGGTCATCCAGAAGTAGATTAACTCTGAAGTGATAATCTCCGGAGATTTCTTCGCCCTCTGATTCGGAGGTTCATAGAACGTGGTCGCCGATTGAGCAGACGCAATATACTCACTGACTGCGTCATAATGTTTCTTAGAAAACAGTGAAACGATTTCGGAAGATACGCCGGGCGTAACAAGCATCATCTCGATGTATGCTCTAACTTCTTCATCGGTCTTTTTCTCTGTGTCTAAGAACGGTTTTCCAAACTTTGCCTCCCATTTTGACAGTGCGGCCAGAGAATGCTCTAGTTCTAAAACAACGCCTTCCCGAATTACAAACTCGGAAGTTTCTTCGTTAAAGAACTCTTGCTCTTCTACAATTAATGTGAGCATTCTCTGGCCTCCTGTCTAAATGATTATCACGGATCGCGGGTGAAGGCCCAGTCGCTATCACTGAACGAGTTCAGAGCGTAACCGGTAGTCGCTTCCGCGAGAATGGTAAGGTGTCCGCCAGCAACGGCGATGGTGACGGTTCCAGCAGCAACAACAGCGTTGGTGTCGGCGCGACGGTAACGAACGCCAGTAACTGTGGGGATGGTGATGACACCAGTCGCAGAAACAAACGTCGGCTCCGTAGCCGTAACCAGCGTAATGCCACCACCGAAGAATGCAAGAACGTCATCCGGCTGGGGAAGAATCGGATCAACGCCAACGGAACCGTAAAGGACTGCTTCCAAAGCAGCAAGCTCACCGGAATCGACAACAGTCGAATCGATCACGATAAGCGCCGTGGGCTTGTAACCCGTGACGTTCACCGGAACAGTGGACAGCTTGTAGCTGAAAGTAATCGCCTCGGGCGAATCGTTGACAGTGCCGTAAGCCTTCTCCGTCGGAGCAGCAGTGACACCGTACATGAGGTGGATCTTGTACCCGTAATCCTCGCCATCGATGTCGTTACCCTTCTTGGTCCGATAGGAAAGGCCAAACGAAGTGCGAGTCTGCTGACCAATGGTGACGCCAGCCGTGGGCGAAACGAGACCATCGAAAGGTTCAAACTCGACCGGATAAGTAAACGCCTCAAGCGTTGCCTCAAGCTGCTCGGCCGAAATGAGGTTCAGGTACTTGATGTTGTCAGCATACTTGGCGTTAGCCTCAGCACCAGTAGGAGACTCGGTAACGGTGGTGAGACCGTTCCAAGCAACACCATTGGTGTAGTTGCCGTCAACATCGGGGATGTAAAGGACCCCATGATCAACGCCCGTTTCATAGGTGCGCTCACCAGTATTGTCCCAACTAAGTGCGGTCATGATACTCCTTAGAAGTACAGTTTGTAGACAGTGTGGTTGAGTTGATCAGCCACATAGAAACGAAGAAACACGCAAGACGGTAAATCAGCAACCGCTGACGGGATGAGACTATCCGGGTCTCGATCGATCACAGTAACTTCATATCGTTTTTTGTGTATGTAAGGATTGTTATTGGCGAATTTAGTATCGATGTCATTAAGCCGATAAACAATACACGGATAATTCATTGAAACCGTTGGCGGTGGCTGAAAATATACAGACGGTGCGCCAAGAAGATCGACCAACAATTCTTGAAGCTGAGAACGTGGCAGCATTAATCATCCTCCAAGCGGAAACGGTCCATTGTATACTTCACCCAAACTTAAGACGAGTCTCGGATGACTAACTTCGACCGCTGTAACTGTCCAAGCCACACCCTGCCACATAACATAACGGATCGCAAAGAAATGATTGTTCGCGTATTCATCAGCCACAATACTAATAGAATTACCAACTGAAATATTATCATTAAGGCTTGCGCCATTCTCCAGTTTTCGAGAGTTACGAATCACATCGCCATAAGCTTGACGTTCTATGATTACATCAACCCAAATACCGGATTCAGTTGGTACTTCTTGAGATTCGCCATAACCGACTTTACCAGAAAATCGATTCATTGGAATCTCCTAGTTGGTTCAGGCGTCCTCGCGGGTGAACGCCCACTGATCGTCGTTGTCATTGCTGAACGCGTACGAGCTCGACGCGGGCTCGGCGTAGATGATGACGGTGGCACCGGCCGCGATAGCGGTCTGAGCACCAGCGCTCAGCGTGGACCCAGCAGCGTTCTTGTACACAACGCCGGTCTGGGTGGGAATGGTCACAACACCAGTGTCACTGACGAACGTAGGAGCATCCGGCATGATGAGGACAACCGAGCCCGCAACCTTCTTGACGACCAGGGCCGACTTCAGCTTCACGAGCGCACCGGAGATCCGGGTCTCGATCAGGTACTTGTAGTTGTTGTAGTCAATGTCGAAGTCGTCAAACATCGACACCTGGCCGCCACGATCCGCGCCGAGCACGTAATCGATCGGGTTGACGATGACGGCAACGATCTCGTCATCCTCTTCCATGGCCTCGACCGCAACGATGGTCGTGACGCGAAGCTCCGCAGCCACCTCGTCAAGCGACTTGTAGATACGACGACCGGTCGTGTCCTTCAGAAGCATGAACTGAGCGATGTAGCTCTCGGTGGTGAACATGGTGGGAAGACCCGAGCCCCGGAGGTGGCGACGGTTCAGGATCAGCGCGTCGATGATCTCGGCGGCAGTCGAAGAAGCGTCATCGAGGTTCACATTCACCGTGGTGGTGTAAACCTCGTTGTCCTTGGCGATCGGACGAACGTTCTGCTCGTTGATCTTGTCCTCATGCGAGACATCGCGGCCATCGCTGAAGAGGATCGCGCGGGCGATTTCCTCGTCAAGCATGATACGCATCTCACCCTTGAGCCACGACACAACGTCGAAGTCAGTGATGTCGATCATGTCGTCACGATCGAGCTTCTGCTTCTTGTAGATGGTGGTCGGGGTGGTCACGCGCTTGGCGACAGCGAAGAACTCTTCCTTCTTCAGGCTGCCCTTGACGTAGCCCTTGGCACGAGCGTCCTCGAAAGTGAGGTCGGCGGACAGGGTCTTGATTCGCGCGAACGGGCTCTTGCGAACACCCTCAAGCACGACGTTGACCCACTCAGTCCGACGCTTGCGGAACTCAGGAACCGAATCGATCGCCTGAGCATCGGGAAACAGGTTGTCGATGTCGTCGATACCATGCGACAGGGCATAGGAGGTGACGGCCTCTTTGAGCGAGCCAACACGGCTGGCATCGGCAACGATGGACTCAATGTCGGAGTGCGACAGTTCATGCTTCACGGTGGTGTCATCTTTCGTCTCGAAAACGTTGTGCTTCATTTCGGTGGTACCTTCCTTGCCGGTCTCGGCGTCGTTGTTATCTTCAATATCTGAATGCTGTGCCGAAGCCGAATCAAGCGCCTCGCCGATCATGAAATGGAGCAGATCCTGCTGCTCCTGAGTCATGGAATTATAGATGTCTGCAAGGGTGAGGTTAGAACTATCTGCCGAATCCCCCCCATTAGTAGATGCGTGCTCAACTGCTTCGCCCTCAGTCTCTTCGACCTCGGGAGTTTCCTCTGCCTCTTCCTCTTCAACCTCAGGCTCTTCCTCAACCTCAGGCTCTTCATCATCCTCATCGTGTGAGAGATTTCCATGCTCAAGCTCGAGGCCGGTGTAAATGATAGCCTCGTCAAGCTGCTCAAGCTCGTCGTCATCGGAATGACTGATGTTGATGTTGTCGATCACGGCCCCGGGGTTGGCGCCGGAAAGAACAAGACTGACCTCACGAATGGCCCCATGGAACACCTTGCTGCTGCGCTCGATGAGCTGATTGGCCCAAATAGACAACATGTTAATGTCGTTATGCGCAACAAGGCTCTTGGCGTGCTCAGCCTTGGCGGTGTCGTTGAAGAAGCCGTAGGCGTAAACGCCCTCATCACGGTTCTCCAGAATCGCATGACCCAGCACGTTCTCGGGGTCGTTATGACCATGCTGCCAAACCAGCGGCACCGTCATCTGATCCTGATGCTGGAATGCGTTGGGCATAATGGTTCGACCATCGGTGCATTTAAGACCGTTCTTGGTCGCCCAACCACTGAAATCTGCTTCCATTTTGACTATCCTTTCGAAGAACTACCTGATTGTTTGATGGCATCGAACTCGCTTTGAATGATGGCCTTGTATTTAGCAATCGTTTGTTCTCGTAATGCCTTGTACTTTGTCTGGGCATTAGAGACTGCGGATTTGATTTCTGCATTAACCCGTTGCGCATTAGCCTTAGCTGATTCTTGAGCCTTTTTGTTTTCTACCGATGTAGCAGACTTAACTTGCAGCTCTTGAGTCTTTGTTTCGGCAAGAACCTTCCCCGATTTAGCTTTGCCCTCACCTTTGATCTGAGCTATGTCTTGCGCCCGCATTGCTCGTACCTCTTTGCTAACCGTTTTTGGAAGCGGAGGAAGGGCGTCAAGTTTAGCCTGGGTTTCGGAAGCAATCTTTTGCAGTTTCGCATTTCGATCCGCCGCAATAGTTGCTCTTTGTCCATTAAGGTCTTGATTTAATCGAGAGATAAGCTCTTTTACTGAATTACGAACTTCCGTTTGCTTGGCTTTTGCGTTTAGACGAACCTTAGTCATATCGACCTTTTTGGTGCCAGAAAGATCCTTAATTTCTTTCCTTCGAGCAGCGTCAATGTTTGACTTGGCTATCGTAAATGCTTCTTTCTTCTTTTTACCCCTAAGATCTGAGGTGCTAGGCCCTTTCAGTTCTCTAGTTCTCATGTAGTATTCATGCGCTTTTACAGGGTCATACCAAGGTGACGCATAGTGTTTCAAAAACGTATCTACGAATTCTTCAACATCAGCCATCACTGTAATCCTTTGGCCAAAACATTAATGTCTGAATTAAGTCCATCGAAAACTTCATTCATGATAGCATCCATATCGGAGGCCATTTGTTCTGGGTCAATTACTGGTTGCGATGGAACAGTTTCCTGACCAGGCATCCCGATATTGATACTTGATTGAGGCATGTTGCTATTGATAAGCAAATCTGCCTTCGGGTCTGGGTGCGGAGGAATACCCATAGCAGCTCGGATCTCATTCGATGTCATGATCTCGTTACGAGCAAACTTATCGGCAACTTCAGCAATCTGAGAAAGAGGAATCAACTTGAACGGATCTCTGAAGTACTTGATTCGCTCTTGCTTAGATGTCTTATCTGCACCCAAGAAGGACCGTTGCATGGCCTCAACCGTTGCCTCTAAAAGAGGCTCGATAGTCCGGTTGTAGTAATTAATCATGGTCGCTTCGTCAGCAGTACCGTTCATAACCTCTTCGGTAATGCCCAACTGAGAATATAGCAGCTTAGTTAAATACTCGATTTGACTAAGAAGGTTGTTCTCCGCGGGTCGGTTTAGCTGGGTGATCTTTTCAGTACCATCAGTATAGGCGATGCCGTACTGGCTCCCCTTCAACTGGAACTCGATGTCTTCCCGTCGCTTTTCTGCCTGCTGCCGACGAGCATCAGACTTAATGACGTAAGGAAGCTGGATGATGAGGTCTAGTTTGCCCGAACTGGACTGCTCATCAACCACATCCAGAAGATTCAGTTTGTGGATCAAACGTTGAAGAGTTGAGTTACGCTCATTCATCACAGCATATAATGGGTTCTCCACAATAGCCGCGTTCTTTTTCTCAACAACGATTTCCTGACGAACACCTTTAGCTTCGTTGTACAAACTAACTCTGATGTGCTTAGGATACCACTCGAGAATCTTACCTACACGCATGTTTTCGATCTCGAACACGTTACCAGAATTAGGGTCGATAGTTACATCTACCGGAACAATAGCCACGGCACCGTCATCAAACAACGACATGGCAATGTCTTGCTTGAATGCCCTTGGCCCCTGGTCAATATTGGATTCGAGCGTTAAACACTGATTCAAGGAGCTTTCGACGTCTTCCAGATATCGATCTTGATCGTCAAGCTTAACATGACGAATACCAATCTCTGCGAAATCAATCGCGATTCTGGTATAGATAGACGCTACAATAGATCGCTCATTAGAGTATCGAGGACGGGTCGCATGTGGCCTTGCGCTTGTGCTTGGCCCAATCGAATACGTTGGTTGGACCGGATTTTCCTCATACGAGCGAAAAGCATTCCACATTTTTGCTAAGCGATTCATGATAGCCAAGACGTTTCACCTCCTTTGGGGGTTTAATGCTATGCTAAGGCTTTTCTAGCGATGTTGTTAACCACATGGGTGTTAACATGGCCTCTGGGGTGTTTATCTGTTACTAAAACGTGGTACCCTTTTTCTTTAAGAATTCGATTAGTAATTGCGATTGCTTCCTCGCGACTACGAGCAGTTTGCATCGCAGTTCTTTGGGCGCTTATCAAATCCTTTTGTTTTTTTTGGGCGGCTACTTTACGAGCGGCAACTTTTTTAGCATGACGTTGCCCCCACTTCATTCCACGAACACCATGATGCTCGAAGTAATTATCAATCTCCGAGTGGGTTAACCCCTTCTCTTCAAGCATCAATCCGATAGTCTCAATATCCGACTCGACGAACGCCATTGTCAATCACCTCTTTACAGGCTTCTTGTATGAGTAATTAAGTTTACTAGAATCAATGCCGTTCATGAGATCAAGCTTATCTAAAAGATGAAATTTACCTTCACGAACCTTTTTTTGATACCACTGGCCCTGTTTTAAATCAAACCGCGCCACAGGTCCAAGCATACCCAACCCGTAACCCTGCCCAAAATAATCAGAAATAAACCTTTCACCAAGAGTTGCTGTTCCAGATGCGGTTTTACGTTTAGCGTCAAGCATGAGTTGACGTTGGGCAGTAACGTTCTTCACATAAGGAGAACTCTTACGAGTAGCAACAGCTTTTGCGTATGCCGCTCGTTTTTGTTCCCTACGAACACCCCACTTCATGCCTTTAACACCGTGATGTTCAAAGTATGCATCGATCTGAGAATGACTCAGACCTTTCTCTTCAAGCATGTGACCGACAGTATCAACGTCGGCTTCGGTGAACATCACTTTTTCTTTCTAGGCGGCGTAACTAACGGTTTCGGTGTTCTCTGAACAAATGCCCCAATCACACTAGGACCTCGCATTGGAATGGCCGGTGCAAAAGGACCAAAAGCTAGAGGGAGCAGAATGCTGTTAATAGTGATTTGGCCGTAGGTCCCAAGCTTATCTTTCACGGTCATTTTACCGGTTTTAAGCCGTTTGTTGTATGCAGTTAACTCTTTGATTTTAGTTTTCTGCATTCTAAGCTGACGTTCTTTACCGCCAAGAAACGCTCGACCAAGAGCAGCTGATGCAGCATACCCGGTACCGTTCATTCGGTTTTTGGTTCGATACATACGGCGATTGTTAATGTCAATCTTAGCCCCAACAATGCGATTAACACCGGTTTTATCTTTACCCTTACGGAACCCCCACTTCATTCCGATAACACCGTGATGCTCGAAGTATTCATCAATCTGAGAATGACTCAGACCTTTCTCTTCAAGCATTAACCCAATCGCGTCAATCTGTTCCTCTGTATACATTACGAGTACCTTCCATTTTGACGATAGTGGTCAAACTCAGACGTACTCGCCAATCAGATGAAGATCGGTGCCATCGAACCAGCAGAGAGCAACGCCGCCGGCGGCAAGGGTAAACTTGGCTCCAGTCGCAGCCGTTCCACCGAGCTTGATCGCCCGAGCCGTGCCACCATCAAACGCCACAGTGGCGGAGTTGGCGGAGTTACCACTGGTAAACACCATAGGCACGAGCGTGTTGGCGGCCGGCTCAGCCGAAGTGCTGGTCTTACCGGCGGTACCAATCAACCCAGCGACAGTCACAGCTCCAAAAGCAGCGTCGCGACCGGTGTTAACCGTGCCGTCAGCGTTGAACAGTGCAATCTCTTCGATGACCTGGTTCGAATCAAGAGTCGTCTTGGTGCTGACCACGGCCTGCTTAACAGTCTTGCTTTCCATTGAAATTCCCTTCGGGTTTATGCATTACTCGAATGCATCTTTGTTGGCTTTGTAAGCAACGTATGCGTCCAGTAAGGCCGAGACGTTGTCAATCTTCTCATCACTACGCTTTTTCCAAAGCTTCCTGTTACCGTTGGTGTCTTCCAAAGTAACAGCATTCCCCATAGCAAAAGACATCAAGTCTTGATCGAAGATCAACTTACGTTCTTCGCTTAGGATCTTTAACTCACCAAGAGGCACCGATTCGGTTCGGGAACCCTGGATAACTTTCTCAATCCCGTAGGGACCGTTTTCTGCTTCCCATCTACTAACAAACTCTTTAGCGTTGTAAGGATCGTAACCCATGCAACGAACATCGAACTCTGCTACTGGCGAAAGAATAAACGCGTCCAGATCGTCATACACTTCCATCATATCGAGGATGTCTCCCTCTAGAACATGAAGGCTGTGTTCAGCAATGAACTCGTCGTACTTCTGTCGCATAGCTCCGGGGAGCCTCATCAGAGTATAATTTGAGATGTAACTTCTAGTCTTTACACCAAACGACCCGTTACTAAGCGGGAACAGAAAGGTGAAAGCACAGAAGTCGTCGCCCTGCGAGAGGTCCACGCCCATTGAGCATGGGCCTTGCCAGAACTGTCGCGATGGGTGAACCTCGGTTTCCTCATAGGTGAAGAAGTAGGTATAACCCTCCATGGGAATACCGAACCGCTTGGCCAAGATGTCGTTTCTTGACGCCGGAGCTTTCTCAGCTCGTTCAACATCCAACTGATAGACATCATATGTAACGGTCTGACCCAGATTCGGGTTAGCCTTAAGCCATGTCGACGGGTCATTAACTTCTTCTAGATCATCGAGCTTGTAGTGCCAGATTGAAATATGTGGAGCCTGATACTCACCGCGTAGAATGTCTGCAAGCTCAATCTTGATAGTATCGCCAGACCCATTACGGACCGTTCCTTCGGAACTAATAGCGACGATCAACCAATCGTCAAGCTTAGATGCGCCCTGTTCGATTGCGCCAACAACATCTTCCCTAATATCCCCCGATAACCACTCATCAATAGTAGAAACCTTGGGCCTAAGTCCCTGCAATTTATTAATGGACATTGGGCGAACTTCGAGAATGGATCCGGTGAGGAAATTCTCAATGCCCTTCTTAGTTGACGCAAGTTTAACGCGATTAGCTTTTGACCCAGTAGTGTTCTGCAAAGATCCTTCAGTGAGGAACTTGAATAGAGGTCCGCGGGTACGGGTGATGGCGGTACGAAACGGCGACATAACTTCGTCGGCCTGTTTCATGGTTGGGGCAGTGGTGATTTGATGTGTAGTAGCCACATCGACATTTAGGAAATATGCTTGAATGCACATTGCGTACATCGACTTGGCTGCTCCACGAGCAACGATTAAATACTGCTTTGTGGTGAGCCGTTTCTTGATGGTTCGTTTAACGTAACCGCCAGGAGCTCCATCAACCCCGGGTCGGTATACACTACGTTCGACGTAGTAGTACCAACCAAAAATTTGTTCTGCCCAAACTTTGAACGTATCTAATAGATATAGATCCGCACCGTCAGTAAGGGTTAACTCGTTCTCGCAATACTTGATGAACCCCTCTACGGCATTGATGTCGTAGTAAATGTTGGGGTTCTCAATAAGAGCATCGATACGGTTCATCTCCATAGAGACTTCCCTATTTACAGGAATGTCTCCACGTAGAACCCGATCGCGAAATTCACCATAGTATCTTGGGGTTGCTTTGTTAGCTAAAGCTACGTCCACTATGCAACCTCCAATCTAATTTAACTGAAACCACCCTTTGGGCCTTCATTAACCGTAATCGTATGCCACTTCTCACTAGATGGACTTTGTGGATACTTGGGGGCCTTGCTCTTTTTCTTCTTTTTACCCCCGTGGTTCTGTTGATACGTTGGGGTGTTAACGATAGCCCTAGTCGCCATTTCGGTAAGATGATTGGTGTTTCGCTCGGTGTCTTTCTTCGGCATCGTACCAGAAGTAGCTTTATCGATAGCAGATTTAACCGCGCCTTTAATCACCATTTGACCAGTCATAACAAGCATGTCTTGGGCAAATTTCTTGCCCTTTGTGTCAGGCTTTTTGGTAAGATTATGGTAGTCCTGCTCCAACTTCATTCGAGCAACTAAAAGCTTAAGTTCCTCGTCCGAAAAATGGCTGGGAGATTTGTTCTTCTTACCCTGATGGGCATGAGTTTTAGCAATAGCTCGACGTTTACGAACCCCCCACTTCATACCTTTTACACCATAGTGTGCGAGTACTTCGTCTACAAGCATTTCGCCTTCTGCGTTAATGATCACAAGTCACCTCCTTAGGCAGCAGTCATTGGATCGACAGGATCAAGCATCCACTCTCGATGAGTGTTAATTCGCGTTTCTAACTGATCAACCTGCTTCTCCATGGCCGTCAACAGGAACGAGGTTTGCGGAGGATCAAAGAACATCCGAACCTTGAGGAACATATAGGTGCGCACCATGTTCAACCCATTGTCGCCAACAAGATAGTCGTCCCACTCAGACGAGGAATCTTCAATCATGAAGCCTTCGTCAGGACCAACGCCGATTTGCTGAAGAGTAGAGAAAACAGAATTAATATGAATGATAATGTCTAAGTCAAAGGTGGTGTCATCTTCGGCAATACCAATAACCTTTTTCGTGCTTGTTAGAATACTGGCTTCCATCGAAAATCACCTCCATTGTAGATTGTCTTTAATGTCACCAGAGTTTTGTGTCCCCAGGCCTACGCTCAACAAATGGAGTTCGAAGTTTAGCTCGATCGCCGTAATGTATAGCATTGTGCGTATCATGAGTAGTTGTGATCAAGAATTCTGGATTCAAAATCCAATCCGCATGGTCCGCAACGTCTTTAGTATCCATGGGATTGATGTGGTGCACCAGTAATGCGCCGTTGATTTCATATCCAGGAATTCCTAAATCACAACCCTCATCTCTGATAATGACATCGTTTCGAATGTCGCGCCACTCTCTTGTTCTGTAGAAATACTGATTTGCCCATCGATCGAAACCGAAAGTGATGTTCCCAACCGTTCCACCGAGAACAAGATAGTCAAACCTATCTTCGAACGTATCAAAACGTCTAAGTTCAGAATATGTTCGGATTAGATCACTCATCGTATTCCTCTACCTCTCGACCAGAATATACGCCCATAGCCTTGAGAGCCTCGGCATACAATTCTTCGGTGCGGGACTGCGCTTCGATCTGCTCGACTCGAGCGGTAAGAAGTTGCTTCTCCATGCGCATACGTTCTTGCTCAAGACGCTCTCGAGAAGAACCCAGCTTAAGGAAATGAGTAATCTGCTGAGCAGAAGCAGTGCCATCTCGCATCTGACGTTCAGTAAGATCGTGTGCAAGTGAGATAAGCTCGTTTTCACGTGCCTCTGGGGTAGTCGCCGGGCGGCCACGTCGAGTAGGCTTCTTTGCTTCTGGTTTTCGCCTTGTGTTACCCATGGACTACTCCTTTCTTTTAGGCAATTGCCGCTGCGTACAAAGTATAAATTTCTCCAGAAGTTAACACTCTGTCCCAAGCGGATAAATGCCCTAACGTACCATCAAAATTATCTAAAGCGCTATACCCACGACCATATTGCAGAATTCCGCCGTAGTTTTGATGCGCTGAGACAGTCCCTCCACCGTCAGGTGTGCCATCTGTGTAAAGAACCACCGCACGAGTAGAAGAATCATACGTCATGGCGATCATATGCCAACTACCATCGTTCACAACGTCGGTACCAGAAAACGACTGCCAAGTAGAGTTGTTGAACCTACGGTAATTGACTTTACCGTCAGTAATACCAAAAGAGTCCCACGTTTCAGCGTGACTATCACCCATGACGGTTAACGAAGCGTCACCTTCATACGTAGAGGTGTTCTTGGTGGATGTTAGTTTAACAAACGCCAGTCGAGTTTGGTTTCCAGAAAGAGCCACTCTAGAGGTTTGAAATCTTCCGCCAGAAAGACCCAACGCCGTGTATCCCGAAACCGGACCTGGTGCACCCCATGAATAAGGCGCATCAAGAACAGCCGCAAGACCGTTTCCAGAAGAATCTACAGGATTACTATCGCCAGTTTGATTTAAAATGAAATAGAAAAGTGGTGTAGATAACGCAACTTCTTCCCCATATAGATCATTCAAACCACTACCGATACCCAATCGGTTGACAATAGTTAACCCATGGTCGGTTTCAAAAGAAGTGTTTTCTCTATAAAGAGTTACTTTTTTAGGCATTACCAAGCCTCTACGTTGTAGATTGGGGTCCCTTCAGAAATCAATTTGACGTTAATAACCGAAGGTGTTTCTGGATCACAAATCCATTGATCGGTGGACGCTCCGTTAAGACGATAGGTATCTTCTCCGCCAACGGTTGGCGTTAAGATAGCGTTGCTATCGTAAGACACCGTATAGTAAATAACAGCAGACGCGTCGTTGTTTACAATACGAAACCCTCGATAGGGGGGCTTAACCAAACCTAATTCGTTTCGAATATAGGGGGATCGGTCAATATGCAGCGGGTTTTCTCCAGCCGCTCTGTCGAGAGTAACCGTATCAACGGTAGACGCGACTAAAGTGACGTTTCCAGTGGTATTTTTAACATCGATAGCGGTCATGAACTTCTTCTTTCTTAGGTCATCGAGAAGGTTAAACGCTGCTCTCCCCAAGCGACCATGATCCTATCGAAAGCCAACTGTGAGGGAGGAACCCCATCGCCAGAAGGATATGGACCGATCGTGGCGTGCGGCTTGTATTCAGGAAATTCGCTCAGGTCCCACTGCTTCAGAAAGTTTCGCATGGCCATGAGATCTGGTGTCGGTCGAAGCATCAGTGCAGAAACGGGTTCCTCAGGGGGGCCCAGTTTTTCAACACCAAACACACTAAGCCCGAATGGGCGTGAAATTAAGGCAAGATCTGATGCGTCCTTAGCCATGATATTGAAATCGGTGGGCTTGTGGTCGCTTACCAACCCCGAAAAGACCAGAGTCACATGCGGAAGATCCTGCTTGCACCAATCGGTTGTGATTGGAAGTAACGCAATCATAACACTATCCATTATGACTCCTATTGTTTGGTCAGAGATTGTAATTCTTCTAACGCCGCTTTGTGTCCACCTTCAATTCGAATTTGTTCAACGGTTAAGTTGATAACTTCGTCATCGTCCAAACCATCGTATAATTCGATTAATGCGGAGAGAGACGCGTGTTTTGTTTCCATTTGGCTAATGAAAACAGTGAGCCATTCGATTCGGCGTTCTTTTATTGAAGCTTCGTTTGGGATTGTGCCAAGTTTAAAGACAATTCGTTTGATCAATAATTCCGCGTTGTATTCTGTTTCTTGATACGACCTAATCTCTGCCGTAAGTTTTGGGTCCTCATTAGTGCCACAAAAGTTTCTAAGATCTGCACAAAACTCTAACTGGGCTTTATCGATGCCACAATTCGACTTTTCATGTAGTGTTTCTTCAAACTTTTTGGCGAGAACAACGTTAACTCCATCGGCAGGATCTGTGGTGTATTCCATAAAAAGCTCCCTATTTAATTACTGAAGTAAACCAAAATTTCGAAGAGCCTTGACCACTTTACCCACGGTGTATCCATCATACGTCGCGGTATCATTAGCAATACCGGAAGTATTAGCAGCAAAAGTTGCTGCCGTAATAGATGTGGTCGGCTGAACGATGGGGGTGGTGTTCCAAAGGCCAATTTTTTGTGTATTGGCCGTTCCAATTTTAGTGCCAGTGGTTGTTCCAGCAATAATATTGGACGCATCGGCAAGCGTCAAACTTCCAGTCAAACTAAGAGATGCGGTCTTTAAAGTCCCAGCAGCACTTCGATACAAATATGTATCCATGGCCGAAGCCCCACCAACACCAAACCCAAGCGCAGACCCAGGAAGACTAAGAAGCGCTGCGAGTTTAGCGTTAATAACACAGAACGATGGATTGGCTTCACCCATTGCTTCATATAAAGAGAGAACTGGGTAACCATATAGAGAGTTGATGACGGCCGAGCCATCCGACCCAAAGTCGACGGTCAACGATCCATAAAGATCTCGCGGGCCTCGTTCAAATGCTGCTGCGTCAACCAAACCTGGGTCTGGCATAAGTCCGCGAAGAATGACGTCAGAAATAAGCATGGATGCCCCGGCACGAGGATGCGCGCCATCGGAAGACTGATCCCAGGGATCGATGTTTCCACCAACAGAACCTACCGCACCATAAACATCAAACAATGCGCATTCAAGATCAGACGCTACTCTGGCGGCCGCATCAGCTTTTGCTTTGGCTACTACTTGATTATTACCACCCCACGGAACCATAATCGCGACATCGATTGGCGGAAGAGCATTTGTACGAATCATATCGATGATTGTACGAAGATCTTCTTCATACGCCTCAGCAGAAACGTCGTTATAGCCGGTAGCAACAATGGCTAAGTCAGAATGCTGATTTGCAATGAAATCTAAAGCCAACGAGGAGTCAGAAATAAAGTCCGCGGTAGTCAAACCGGCATGTCCGCCAGTCCAAACTCGAATTCCATAACCCTGATCTCCAGAGTGCATATACGCACCCTCAAAAATCACAGACGCGGAAACGCATTTGAGATGAACAGTTCTGGATGCGTATGACCCAAAATCAATAGTTGTGATTTGCGACGCACCGGTAGCCGAAGTGGTGTCAATGGTATCAACAAGAGTTCCACCAGAACCACCGTCACGAACTTCAATAGACCCACCAGAAGGAGCCCCAGTCCAAATAACCGTGATGCCATCACAAGAACAAATCACCTGAGCAGTATCGTTAACAGCCATGGTAGAACTATACCCACCAAAGCCGTGAGCATAAGCAACTCCGCCACAAGAATCAAAATCTGGAACGAGGTGGCTGCCAAGAGCAAAGATATGACCGTAAGTTTCAGCTCTGGTTTCAAACGCAGAAAGAGACTTTGCCAGAAGATGTGGGAATGGTTTTACGATTTGACTACCAAGAACAGAGATAGAATCGCCAAAGATGACGACATCAACACCAGGAGAATCAAATGAATTATCTCGTGCTGAATTCCAGTTATCAAGAGTATTGAATTCGGTAGAAGATGCTAAATCGATAAACTCGCCATTAGTATTAAATAGGGCGATTCGTCCATCATAAGATCGAGCCGGATCAGCAGATGCCGGATCAGTAACAATGAGTTTTTTAATTGTTTCGGTCATCGTGATCCCTTCATTGATCATTTGGTGGTTTTTACATTATCATAATGGTTTTTGGAACCCAGCCAGACACAAATACCCAGCCTGTATTCCCACTTACATTTATCGAATCGATTGCCGTGAAGGTCGCTCCGCCAGCAGCGTGGTTATCTTTTATCACGAGGTTTGTTGATGTGATATCTCCTGACGAAACCGATAACGCCTCAAAAGTCCCATTGGTTAGCGATTCAAAATGAACTCTTCCGTCGCCTGCGCGAGCGGTTCCCGCTAAAGTGACAACTGCACCATTAACAGAATCAATTACTGTATCTGAACCCCAGGTTTTTGTTGTGAAGTCTGCATCAAATACTATACCCGAGCCATCATCCAAGATGTTGTTTCGCATCTGAAATCGATACAAATAACCCTTGAATCCGGTAGCAGTACCCTGAGTCGCGATCTGCAAACTCGATGTCGTATCAAACTGTGATGCGGTAACCCCAGCCGACGTTAGTGTTGTTCCTAACTGACTCCAAGCCGAACCATCAGAAGATGTCCAAAATTTACAAACGGTGTTTCCAGAACCATCATTAATGTCTAGGGTAACACGAACCCAACCCGCAACCCCATCTCCAAATGGAACCGCTGCTGTTGAAACAAAAGACTTAGTTACTGCCGTACCATTGGAACTTATAGTCAAAACCATTGTTCCAGCGGCGTTTAAATACCAAACCCATCCGACATTAGGAGAAGAGCTGCCTTTACTAGCTAAAGCACCAGAAAACCCAACTCTAGACCAATCTGTAGCCGCGCCATAAAAACGTAGATCCATATCTCCAGTAAGAGAGATTGTTGCAGAATCTGGAACTGTGAGTGAATGATTTCCTCCACCAGGGAGATATAATGGTGCCGAGACAACCCCGTTTACATTCCAGTTTGTAATGGTCTGTGTTGCACTGGCACTAAATTTTAAAAGTCGACCAGATCCAACATTTAATGTGGTGATTGTGTTTGCACCATTTAAAACTAGGGCCCCAGAGGAATTAGCTACCGTGTAATTCAATGTTCCAATACGACGGGCGGAGACTCCTTGGGTTAAAACATAGCGAGATGTTTCTGAAGCCGTGACGACATTTACTGTCGCTAATGATGCGTCACAAGGGAAAGTTCCGTTTCCAACTAACCATAAATGGCCACCGTCAGTCGCCATAGTTAAGTTAATTATACTAGTTCCAAAATTCACCGTCATCCCATTACCATGCGAGAAATTCCCGATAGTAAGGGTGTAATCAGCACTATTGAATGTGCCAAGAACGGCTTGAGCTGCAAAAGTTCCTGTTGCTGAGAACGCGTCACTTAACGTATAGGTTCCGCTTTGCCCGGACAAGGAAAAGATTGTTACTGGAAAATTCTTACCGGAACAGGTAATGGTGTGTGTTCCTCGGCCACCAACAGCATACGTACCGGTTCCAGTAAAAGTCATTCCAGAAGAAAGGGTAACCGATCCGTATGAAGTAAATGTGGATATAGTACCACTCAACGCGAGGGTTCCTGAAAACCCCGTCAGCGTAATATCTCGACCGAGCCGAGGCATATCAACCGTAAGTGTACCAGATGTATTACCATTGACTGTCACATCGTCTTGTGGTAATGGCACTCGACTAGTCCATTTTGTCGAGTCAGACCAGTTACCACCAGCGCTTGTTGTGTGTGTCTGTGCGGAAGCAGTAGTAAATGTAATACCCGTGTTTCCTCCACAATCTCCAGACAAACCGGTAATAGCTGCCAAATTCCAACTTCCGGCACCAGCGCCTGTGATATCCATGAAATCTACGTTTGAACAAGAAACCGTTGCTGCTGTAATAGTACGGGCCGTACCTAAAGTATCTGACTGTACAAGAATACGGTTAATAGCTGAATTTCCAGCCACCGTAAAGGTTCCCGTAACTGTTTGATTAGCAAGAAGCTGTATTGTCCAAGCTCGAAGTGCTGTTCCTGTAAACGTAAGAGTACCAAAAGTGTTGGTACCTTGTAGTTTATGAAACGTGGTGATTGTTCCGGTAAAATTAACAGTACCGTAGGTAGCGCCACCGCCCTGAAAATCAAAGTTTGTTCCGCTACAAACAATGGTGGAGGAAGCGGCACTTAATGTGAGTGCAGACGTAGTAAGATTCCATCCGGCGTTAATACCAGCGCCATTAAGAGTAATAGTTGAGGACCCAAGAATAAGCGATCTTGTCTGACCACTAGTACAAGTAAATACACGCCAAGCACAAGACTGCCCATTTATATCGAGCGTTCCTTTGGTAAGATTTACACTGTTTGCTTCTGTATGTCCACCAGTATATTGCCACGACCCACCAGAAGAAGCATTGAATGTTGTTCCTCCCTTGGTGGTTTTATTAGCAAAATCTACTGTTTGTACTATAGCGGAGGTAGATACGAATGTTATCACCCCAGGCGTTGTACAGGTGTAGGTCATTCCAGCAACAAACTTTAACGCCACGTTTCCTGCCCCAGCAGTACTATCGCCAATTGTTAGTAGGAACGTATTGCTTTGCGTTAACGTTCCTGTATAGCCGGTACAGTTAATAGATCTACAAACGGCGTTTGCGTTTATTGTACATCCAGAAATATAGGTGTCGAGATAGACGTTATCGGCCGCGGTTGGAACCGATGAACCACCAACCCCACCAGATGTAGTCGACCACTTAGTTCCTGCGGTAGCATCCCACAACCCAATACCTTGAACATTCACGGTGAACCCATTAGAAGAAGATTCTGTAAAACTAGAAACGCCCACTGACGCCGCTTCAAAATCTGCATCATACACAATAGTTCCGGCGACGGAAGACCTTACGGTTACTCGAGAAATAACGCCGATCCATGGAGCATTAGAATCGGTCACGTTACCAACATGGAACCCCGTAGTATTTGAATTTCCAGCCGTAACTGTCGCGTTTGTCTGTGTAGAACCAAGCTGAGTAAAAACAGACCCGTCGGTTGATGTGTAAAATTTACATTCGGACACTCCGCCATTATTTTGTTTGTATTCGATCTTAATCCAGTATGGAGTGGTTCCGTCAGTAAATCCTGTTGCTACTGACGAAGTAAACATGCGTGCGGTTGCTCCAGAGGGTCTATGAAAAGACAAAGTACCCGCCTGATTTAGAACTATTTCGTAGTTTATTGTGGATTGAGAAACATTTCCTTTACCGCAGAGTAATAAAACACCGGCTGTCGATGGAGTCCAATCTACTGCCTGACACTTAACAACTAATTCCATATCGCCAGTCATTCGTAGTGCAGCATTATCAGGTGTCTTAGCAAAGGAGCTGTTTGTGGCATCCCGATTATCGAAGCCATCTGCTTTGATTCCTGGGCCGACCCAGTAACGATCTCCCATCGGTTTCTCCTTTAATAGTTCACTCTAATCATATATTTCTCCTACAAAAAACCCAACGTTACTTGAAGACCTTTTGCCCCCGTACCAGCACCATCAACATCAATTCGTAAAAGATCGCCGGTGACAACGTCGTCTTTAGTAGTGTCAATAACGGCTGGTGTTGTGGCTGTGTAGCTAGTCAACTCGTTTGCGTCGATAGTCAACGCGGTGGACAGCATATCGACAGCATCAGTAACATTAGCGATCTGCACATTTGGAAGACCAGAAGTTGACACGGTCGTTAATGAAGCAGACACGCTAACTAAGTTCTTTCCGTTCATTTCAAGAGGAATGGTGAAATAGGCTTTACCGTTACCAGTAGTGAGAGTCGCTCCATTCGGATCTGTAACTTGGATCTGGACAAGCCTGGTAATGGTTGGGTTTGGGTATGTTCCGCTAAGATCGCCACCAGCAGATCCATTTGGTGTACGAGAATCTGTTAAACGAGAATCCGTATCCGCAACAATTCCGCCATGAGCGGTAGTGGTGAGACCGTCGTGTGTTGATAAATCAGTAGCAACAGCTCCGGCAGATCCGGATGCATCATAAGCAGTAGCTTCGGTAAACGCCGCAGTACCAAGAGCACCACCATCAGCAACGACTTTACCATTCGTACCACTAAAGACCGCGACATGACCGTCGGTAGAAGATGCTGGACCTACTACGCCCCCGTCAATATTAGTCTGAATGATAAACCAATTACTTCCAACGGTAGCTTGATCCCCAGACGAAGATCCATCAATAGAGCAAATGATGGAATCGCCAACCTCAACGTTTACACCAGAAGCCCCACCAATCTTACCAGCAACAGAAATCTTATACAGCCACCCAGAGTTTGCTGCGGGGTAGTTTGGATTTGTGCTGCAATCAATAGTGCCCTTAAAGAGCATAGCATCATTCGACGCAAACAATCCTTCTGAGTATGCACGATCCCCGTGGGGATCAGAAGCAATTACGTGAGCGCTAACTTCTGAAGCAGCCGTACCAGCATTTTCAAAATCAGAAGCATGGTGACCATCAAGAAGATCTGCATCTAAACCAGAAGACGTTCCGTCTACAGTAATAAGCTTTGCTAGAACTTCTGCTGCCGTATCAGGAGAACCATCAACACCAGGATCTCCTTGGTCACCCTTAAGACCTTGGGGTCCTTGTGGGCCGCCAAGAACAACACTAATAGCCCCAGCAGGAGACTCAACCACGATGGTGTCGAGTGTAACTGGGTCTACTACAATCGTCTGAGTC